ATCTGGTGGATACGGTTGAGGAATTTCTGGCCGCGCGCAAAGACCCGATGCGGCTCAAGACCTTCGTCAACACCATGTTGGCTGAGACGTGGGAGGACCAGGGCGAAGGGCTGGACGATCACGCGATTGCCGACCGGCGTGAGGACTATGACGGCATCCCCGAAGGCGTGGTGCTGCTGACCGCTGGCGTTGACGTGCAGGACGACCGCCTAGAGGTGGAAATCCTTGGCTGGGGACAGGGCGAAGAAACGTGGCAGGTCGATTACCAGGTGCTTTGGGGCGACCCGTCCTCACCGAAGCTGTGGGCGCAACTGGATGAAGTGCTGCTGGCGACCTACGAACACCCATACGGCGAGCCGATGCTTGTTCGGGTGACCTGCGTTGACTCCGGCGGCCACCATACGCGGGCGGTCTACAACTACGCCAAGACGCGCGCCGGCCACAGGGTTTACGCGATCAAGGGCGTTGGCGGCGAAGGCAAGCCGATTGTCGGCAGGCCATCACGCAACAACGTGGGCAAGGTGCCGCTCTATCCGGTTGGCGTGGATACCGCCAAGGAACTGATCTACGCGCGGCTGCGGATCGACGAGGCCGGTCCCGGCTTCTGCCACTTCCCTGAAAGACGCGACGACGAATACTTCCGCCAGTTGACGGCGGAACGGCAAGTAATTCGTTATCACAAGGGTTTCCCTGTAAGAACTTGGGTGAAAAGCCGCACTAGAAACGAGGCTTTAGACGTTCGTGTGTATGCTGTTGCCGCTTTTGCGATCATAAATACAAATATTGATAGCATAGCACGGCGCTTTTATGCTAGTATTCAGAAAGCGAAGGCTTTACCTGAACAAGTCGAAGTGCCAAAACACGCTCCACTTGTAAGGCAAACTAAGCCAAAGCGCGGCGGTTTTGCTAATAGCTGGCGTTGAGGACTATGGCTAATCTATTCGACGTAGACAATGCGCCCACTACTGAACCGACGCAGTTCTCCGTGGGCGATTTCGTCCAGTGGAAGCGCACGGACCTAGCCAGCGACTATGCCCCAGCCAGCCATTCCGCCGCCCTTGTGGCGCGGCTGAAAGGCGGTTCGACGGAAATCACCGTATCCGCTACCGAGGCGACCGATTATTACCTATTCTCCATTGCTAGCACGACCAGCGCGGGCTTCACGGCGGGCGATTACGCCTGGCAGATCGAAATTACACAGACTTCTAGTGGCAATCGCATTGTTGTTGACAGTGGCGAGTTCACTATTCTTGCTGACCTAGACGAAACTGGCGCAGACAATCGCAGTCATGCGCAAGTAATGCTTGGCAAGATCGAAAGTCTCCTTGAAGGAAGGGCCGACAAAGACGTTAGCTCGTATTCTATTCAGGGCCGTTCAATTGCCAAGATGTCGGTCACTGACTTATTGCAGTGGCGCGATTACTATAAGCGAGAGGTCGCTAGACTCAAGCGCGAAGCCGACGCTGCACGCGGCAAACCGACAAAAACCACTGTGAAGGTGCGCTTCCTATGAGCCTGTGGCGTGAAATTATGGGCCTGCCGCCCAAGCCGAAGCCGATTGCCAAGCGCGGGTTCGCTGCGGCCAAGGCTGGCAGGCTGTTCATGGATTTCATGTCGTCCAGCAAGAGCGCTGACGTGGAAATGAAGGGCGACCTGGTCCTGATGCGCAACCGCGCACGGGAACTTGCCCGTGACGACCCGTATGTGAAGCAATACCTGCGTCTGTTGAAGGACAACGTGGTCGGTGAGAACGGCTTTGCCTTGCAGGTGAAGGCGCGCAACACCAATGGCCTGCTGGACGACATTGGCAACGGCCAGATTGAAGCCGCATGGGCTGCGTTTGGGCGGCTGGGTAACTGCACGGCTGACGGCAAGCGGTCCTTCGTGGGCCTGACCAAGTATGTCATTGAGGCTTTGGCCCGTGACGGCGAGGTGTTTATCCAGATCGTGCGCAACCGCGCGTTCTATCACGGCATTGCATTCCATGCGGTCGAAGCGGACCTGATCGACGAGAACAAGAACGAGAAGGCCAAGAACGGCAACGAAATCCGCATGGGTATCGAAGTTGACCGTTTCCAGCGACCCGTGGCCTATTGGGTGCGCCAGAAGCACCCAGGCGATTACGATTGGACTACCTACGACGCACATCAAAGCGTGCGCGTTCCTGCCGAAAACATGATCCATGTTTTCGATGCGGAGCGTGCTGGTCAAAGCCGGGGAACGACATGGCTTGGCCCGTTCCTGACGACCACGAAGATGCTGAACGCCTATCGCGAGGCGGAACTGGTGGCGGCGCGCATGGCTGCGGCCAAGATGGGCTTTTTCACGTCTGACAGCGGCGAAGATGTGCCTGCCGACACTTACGACAACAACGTGCCGGTCATCGACGCAGAGCCGGGGACGTTCCACCAGCTACCAAACGGGGTGGACTTCAAGACATTCGACACCAACCACCCCTCGACCGCTTTCAGCGACTTTGAAAAAGGCATCCTGCGCGGCATGGCCGTTGGCGGCGGCGTGTCATACGCCAGCCTGTCGGGCGATCTGGCGGATACGTCCTATTCCAGCGTGCGGCAGGGCGCGTTGATGGAGCGCGATGCGTTCCGTGGTATGCAAAAGCTGGTCATGGATCACTTTATCATGCCCGCCTTTGCCGTGTGGCTGCGGCATGTGATGGAGTTCGGCTTCATCCCGCTTCCAGCCACCCGTTTCGAGAAGTTCTTTAGCGCCACCACGTTCCGCCCGCGCGGCTGGCAGTGGGTGGACCCGAAGAACGAAATCACCGCTGCTGTCATGGCCATGCACAACGGCGTTATGTCGCCCCAGGACGTGTCCAGCCAATACGGCAGGGACATTGAAGAAACCTACAGCCAATACGAGCGGGATATGCAGCTTGCGCAGCAGTTCGGGCTTGAGTTGGCCTTCCTGCCGTTTGGCGGGGCGGAAAGTGCCAAGGGCGTGCCGGAAGCGGTCACGCCTGAACCAGCCCCGGCCCGCGCGATAGAGCAGCACCCGCCGACAGAAGTGGTTGTCAGGGTCCAGCAAGAACAGCGCATGAACAAGCGCAAGATGGTCCTGATTAGAGACGAAGATGGCACCGTTACCGGGGCCGAAGCGATAGAGGAAACCGACTAATGGCTGTTACCTACTCCACCGCCGCCAAGACTGCCCGTATGCAGGCCGTCATCGACCAAATTGACGCTGGCGCTGGCGCTGGCACGCTGGAAATTGGCACGACCGGCATGGCCAGCGTGCTTGCCATTCTGACGCTAGCTGATCCTTCCGGCACGGCGGCTTCTGGCGTTCTGACGTTTGACTTCGATCCTGACATTTCGGATTCCAGCGCCAATGCGACCGGCACCGCTGCGGAAGCGCGCATTAAGGACAGCAACGGGACGGTTATTATTTCCGGCCTGACTGTTGGCACCAGCGGCACCGACATCGTGCTTGATAGCACGTCGATCACTGCTGGCCAGACCGTCACGCTGACCACCGGCACCATCACGCACGCCTGAGGGGAATAGCCCGTGGCTATCACTTTTGTCGGTAGCCATGTAGGCACGCACGCGGCTGTAACCGCGCAAACGGTCAACTTTTCGAGCCTGCTGAATGAAAGCGGCGGCACCCCGACGCTGCAACAAGGTGATATTGTCCTTGTTGCGGTTGAGAACGCATCCACCGTTGACCGGACGCAGGCACAGCTAACCCCGTCCGGTTACACGGCGGCGCATACCGACAACTACCAGAACGACAGCAACGACAGTAACTTCCTCGTCTCCTACAAGGTGATGGGGGTAACGCCCGATACGTCGGTTGCCATACCGGCATCGAATGCGACGACCGCTGGCGTTGGCTATGCGATCTATGTCTTTCGCGGGGTGGATACCGTCACCCGGTTTGACGTAACTCCGGTCGTCACCGGCAATATCAATACCGGCGTTGCCAATGCCAACGCCATTACCCCGGTCACGCCTGGCGCATGGATTGTTGTTTTTGGCGGCGCTGCGGTGGCTGCTGGTGCGGTGTTTACCAATCCGGCGGGCATGTCCACCACGACAAACCACTTTCGTTCCGCCACGATTACGACAACGACCAACGATGCCAATATTGCCGGTGCGATCTACACGGGATGGACAAGCGGGGCTTATGATCCTGCGGCGTTCGGCGGTTCCACCTCGACCAATACCGGCTCATGGTCAGCGGTCACGATTGCGCTGCGGCCTTACATTGTCGCGACAGGCACGCTCGCTGTTACCGAAAGCGGCAGCGATACAGCCGCAATCAACGGCGACGTTATTGTCAGCGGGACGATTAGCGTATCCGAGGCGGGCGCGGATACGTTCAGCGCCAGCGGTGCGGTAACTGAGGGTGGTATCAGCGGCTCTTTGGCCGCAACTGAAGCTGGGGCCGATACAGCCGCGTTCGCTGGTGATGTGCTGCTATTAGGGACGATTGCAGCCACTGAAAACGGCTCTGACGCGGCAGCAATTGCAGGTGACGTTTTTGTATCTGGCGCACTGGCAACAACAGAAGCAGGTAGCGACACGCCAGCCTTTGCGGGCGATGTCATTGTCAGCGGCGGGCTAACCCCGTCAGAACTGCCGGACACGGCTAGCTTCACTGGCAATGTCATTGTCAGCGGGGCCGTGAGTGCGACAGAGGCGGGCGGCGATAACCCCGCCGTCGCTGGCGCTGTTTTGGTCGCTGGTAGTTTTGCGGGCCTGGAAACTGGCGCTGATGTCGCGGCCTTTTCCAGCAGCGGCGCGGCGGGGATTACTGGTGTTCTGGACGCCACCGAAAGCGGTGCTGACACGGCAGCAATCAGCGCGCCAGTTTCATCGACGATTGCCCCCGCAGGCAAGGCACCGCGCGGCCGCTTCAAGCCGTCTGTCATGGTGCCGTATGACGTGCTGTGGCCGGAACTTTACGAGCAACAGAAACCGAAGCCGCCGATCAAGGCCCGAATGTATGCCCGCGAAACCGGCCAGGACGGTGCGCGGGTGGCAGGGCGCGTCAGTTGGCACGGCACCATGCGCGTCAGCGAGGCGGGGCAGGACGGCTTTTCGGCTGCGGGCTACCTCTGGCCACGCATTCCAGACCCGCCGCAGGAGAAAATTAAACTTCTGGCCGAGCTGCTTTTCGCGTGATGTTCAGGAAAGTCGTGCGGTAAATGAACAAACACTTGCTTATTGAGGTCCGCAAGTATAGTATTGGCTGTGAATAGGAGTGCGTAATGTCCGATCTTGTTCTTGAGGATGGCGAAGAAATCGTCGAGGTAATTGAACTTACCGACGAAGAAGTAGCCAATATCTTCGGCGGAATGTTCGCTTCTACTGACGGCGATGACCGCAAGAGCGCGCCGGTTGTCCAGCGCGGCGGCGCGATGGAAGCCAAGATTATCGACGAGGACAAGCGCACTGTTCACATTGCGGTTTCCTCTGAACTGCCGGTCGAGCGTTCGTTTGGCCGTGAAATCCTCGTCCATGAGCAGGGGGCCGTTGACATGGCCTTCCTCGCCAGTGGGCGCGCGCCGCTGCTGCTTGATCACGATATGGAAAAGCACATCGGCGTTATCGAGTCTGTTGAACTTTCTGCCGACAGGAAGCTGCGAGCCAAGGTCCGGTTCGGGCGTTCTGCGCTGGCGCAGGAGGTTTTTCAGGACGTTGTTGACGGTATTCGCGGAAATATCTCCGTTGGCTACCGCATCAACAAGATGGAACGGTCCCCGAAGTCCAAGGATGAATACCTTGTTCGGGATTGGTCCCCCCTGGAAGTGTCCGTTGTTTCGATCCCTGCTGACCCGTCAGT